GATTTCGCTCAGCGTCAAATTGCTCACCGATGCATTGATCGTTGGCGTCGAAACCACTTCACCATAGTTCGGAACCGCATCTTCATAGATGAGCGTGTTGTATTCCAGGCCCCGGATCGTGATTTCGAAATCGCTGGTTTGCTTCAGATCCACCACGCGAAACAGCGTCGCCGGCTGAAAGCCCATCGACTGGCCATAGCACCATGGCGCATCCGCAATCGGTGCCTGCGACAGCGGCTCCGTGAGCGTCACCGCATCGCCGACCACGCTCTCCACCAGCGCAATGTCGATCACATTCTGGTCGTACAGCGTCACCGTTTCGCCGGTCGCAATATCCCCCAGCGTGCTGATCTGCACAACATTGCCGGTTGCACCGAATACCTTTGCCTGCGTCGCGCCGGATGCCGAAACCATCAGCAGCAGACGCCCCGCGGGCACCGCATTCAGCGTGATGAATGTCTCGCCATTGCTGTCCGTGCTTGTCGCGGTCACCGTCGATGTTCCACGTGCCACGTTCGGATGCTGCACGCTCAGCGTCCATCCCGCGCCACCCGTGAATGGCGGCAGATCGTCGCGGTCGATGTTCACCACCGTCGAGGTCGATCCGGGCTGCACACGCCCGCCCCAGCCCCACTGCGGCACATCGTGCTGCACGCCGATGACGCTGCCAATCTGGCATGTTACCGCTTCAATCGGGCACTTGATGGTGATGGCGCGCAGCAGCGTCTGCGTCGAAAGCAGTTGGAAGTAGGACCATTGCCATGCCTGGTCGCGATTCGTGCAGCCCAGCAGACTCACCCGCGTCGTCTTTGGAGGCAACCCGGAAAGGACCTCGCTCGCGCCAATCACGCTGACGGGCAGATCGCTGCGATAATTGCGCTCCCCGTCGGCAAAGGTCACCTGGATCAGGTTGCAGCGATCATCGAGCCCAATCCACGTTTCCTGCAACGAATCGGCTTTAATGTTGCCCACCGTGAAAATCTGGACCGGCGCGCTGGGTGCATCGAGCGCCACGGAATACATCGCGCCCACAAGCACTATCATGGCGCGAGACATCTGCCCCACTTGCTGCAGGCAGGCCCATGCATTCGACATTTGATCGAACACCCCGGAGAAAACGAAGCGCCGCTGCGTCGTCCCAAAAGAATTCGTCACCAGCTCGTCGCAGAAGTTCGCCCACGTCACAAACGCCGGGATATCGATCTGGCTCCAGGGCAGCGCCATCCCGTACATCGGGTTGTTCAGGATGTCCCACGCCACGATGGCCGGATTGTCATGCTCGTAGCCGGAAAGCTCCGGAGGCAGCGTGGTATCTTCGCCGATGTCATGCGTGATCGTCGCCATCACCTGCATGTTCTGCCCGCTCAGCTGGCTCGTCGCCAGCGCGCGGATGCCCACCAGAATCATGTTTGGATAGCTGAAGTCGTTATATTCGACTTCGTTGATGTTCCACAGCCATCCCTGCGCGGTGTAGTGCGCGTCGGTCACGTCGCCCGGCGGGATGGACTGATTGTGCGGCCCAGCTCCCCAGAACGTCACCCGCACCGCGTATTTGTTGGGGGAGAGCCCATAGATCGAAACATTGTCGTAGAAAGGCGTCGTCGTCATCTGCGACACGATGCGCCACCCGCCCCACCAATCCTTCACCTGCGTGTAGAAAATGGCATGCGTGGAATCGTAGAACACCCACTCTCCCACTTCTCTCACCGGATAGGTGGAGTTGGAATTGTCGATGCTGTAGACCTTTACGCTCGGATCGGCGGAGTAGGGATCTCCAACTCTGTGATTGCCGATGTTGATGTCGAAATCGTAAACGATGCCTTCGTTGGCATAGCGATCGGTCGGAATCGCGATCCAGTAGGGATAGTGAATGAATCCGTTGTGATCGACCGTGGTGATGGGCTCCGTGTCGCGCGGCGCAACCACCGGCTGCCAGCTGTACGTGCCGGTGCCGTTGTCCACCGCGTATTCCAGCTTGTACGCGTAGCTGACTTCTTTCTGATTGCCGCTGTTGTCGTAGCGCACCAGCCCGCCGGGGAACTTCACCGAGACCTGCAGTGTCTGCGTCAGCGTGCCTGTTCCCGGAACGATGATCGGTCCGGCCGAGGCCAACATTTCTATTTCCTGCGGATAACCGGCAATCGTCTGATTGAAGCCCCACACCGGCGTCTGATCGTTCGTGCCCAGCCGGGTTTGATAGCTCAGATCGCGATATCCGAACACCGGCTTGCCGTTGATCAGCAGGTTCTTGATCGCGGAGGCCTGCCCCATCCCGAATCCCACCAGAATGTTGACGTATTCGTTCATCGTTCCATCGAAGCTGACATAGCTGGAGATGATATTGCCGCCCCAGCCGAAGGTTCCGTAGGCCTTCGGAACCACGCCCCCCGGCCGCGCCGTCGTTTGCGGACCCGCGGGATTATAAGTCTGCGTAGGATTCAGCGCCGAGACCCCGCCGCTGTTGAATGCACCCGCTAACGCGGAGACCAAAAGGGCGGCTCCCTGAACGACCATGGACCCAACCACGGTTGCGAGATATGGAGCCAACACAGGAACCAGCTCTGGCGCGAGGAACATCGCGACGCCCATTCCCAGCGCCAGTGCCAATGTTCCAATGAAGGCCCAAACGCCACCGCCCACGCCAAATGCAATCGTGATCCAGTCCCCCGGACGCGTGCGCGCTGTCGAGAGTTCTTCTGTCGTCAGCAGGCCGCCGTTCAGGGTCACCGCGCAATGCTCTCGCACCTTCAGCCCCGCGCGTTCGATCGTCTGCCAGACGTATTCCCCCGGCACGCACTCCAGCACCGTCTCCTTGCGCTCGGTCGCAGGGCGAAACGGGTTCAGGATCTGGATCACCTTCACCGGCTCCAGCCGCACAACCTCGCCGCGATCTTTCTTCGGAAGCAGCGCTATTTCGTGCATCTGTAGAACCCCTCAATCCGCCGTCGATATAGCGGCCCGTCAATCCGCTCCACAACCACCCCGGCGTGCGGATGCGCATGCAGCATGTGCTGCTGATCGATCAGTACGCCCACATGCCAGTCCGGCTCGCTGGAGCGCAGCAGCACCGCGTCTCCAGCTTTGGGAACCGCAACCTTCTCCCACTCGCCAAGCTCGCCGATAGCCAACTTCAGCGCCGCGTCGCTCTCCGCATATTCAGGAACGGCATGCCCCAGCCGCCGCATCACTTCCAGCAGCAGCCCGACGCACCCATACCCCGCGGGCCCAACCCCTTCCTTTCGGAATGGCTTTCCCACCAGATCGGCATATATGCGCGGCGACAGTTTCATATCTGGCTCGCAATCGCCGCACCGTTCGTCCCGATCCCCGGGAATCCCCCAAATCGTGTCTGATTGTTGTGTGCCTGGCATCCGTTCGATCCATCCAGCGTTAGCGCGCAGGTCGGGAGGTTCCCCGTGTACCCGCATTGCTTGCTCTTGTATTTCCACATGCAGTAGTTCGCCTGGTAGGTGAACCGTGGGAAAAGATTCCGCAGTGGGGATCTCGCGCCCAGCGAAAAAGTGACCGCTTGCGCCGTGCAGCTTGTGTCCAGGATGGTCATCTGCAGCGCCAGATCCGGTTCGCCGCTGGGGTTGGCCGTGTTGACCACATAAATGAACGCGATTGCGCCCACCGCGCCCTGATATTGCTCCACGATGCCTTGCAGCATCCGGTTCACATTCGAAGCCTTCAACAGCACCGTCGGCAGTTGCGCGCCCGTGGGAGTGTGGCTCTCGATATCGAACGCGAAAGGCTGATAGACCATTGGCCCAAAGCCGTCGCCCGCGTCGAAGGTCACCGGCTCGTTGTTCCGCGCCAGCCGAATGTATTGCCCGTTCCAGCTGATCGCCAGCAGAATCAGCCACTGATCCCCGCTCGCCAGCTTTTGCCGGTCCGCGTTGGCGGCCAGCGATAACACATTCATCGGCGGGTAGCCGGCCGCGTTCGCCGGCGGCGTCACCACCGGCTGCGTCGGATTCGTCTGCGGAGCCTGCGTCGGATTGCCGGAAGGCGTTCCCGGAGGAACCGGCGGCGTGGGCGTGCTTCCGCCAGATGTTGGCCCCGTGATCCCCGGCGGCCATTCGTTCAGTCCTGGAGGTAAGACCGGCCTCAAAGTGAACCCCCTACGAGGATGGTCTGGGCAATCAATCTACGCGCGGCTTTTTCCCAAGAAAAGCCGCACTTCATGAAACTTCGCGACGGATGGTATAGGGGGTTCACTTTTCAGACTTCCTCCAGCTCGAACTGCACGCGGTAGGAAGGCCCATTGTTGATCCAGCCGGAATCCATGATCTCAATCGGCTTGGGAAACCGCACAGCAACCGGAATCGGCCCATTGCTCGGCATGTTTCCGTAGGTTGCCACCGGCGACACCAGCGCCAGCCCCAGATTGTCGAATTCCGCCGTCAGGTAGGCGCTCGACGGCATCGCGATCGCTGCGCCGGTGCTATTCACCAGAAACACTGCGCATTGCACATGCGCTTTCACTGTGCCCGCCGGCGCCACAGCCTGGGTGGAAACTTGAGTCCAGCCGTATTGCGTGGTTGGGGCCGTCGTGTCCGGTGGATAGGTCCCGCTGATCCCCGCGTTCAGCACGCTAATAAAAACCAGGCCGACACGAACCATAAAAGAGGCTCCAGTGGGTAGCGAACCCAGCGGAACATTCACAGCGCCAGACACCTGAATGGTTTGTCCAGCCTTCACCGGCACCGTATTGCTCAGGACCGACAGGTTCACATTGCCATGCGCCGCCAGATTGTAGCTCGGGATCCCGTCCAACTGGAGGCAATTCGTCCCGGATTGCGCAACCCCGGCCACCAGCTTCGCCGTGAAAGCCGCACCGCCCGGCGAAACAAACCAGCCATCGCACAGCACGCTCAGGCTCGGCGTTCCAACCGCCGGCCCATCCGTGTTGTACTCGAAGCCGCCGTTTTCCAGCAGATTTGGCCAGTAGAACGGCAGTGCGCCGCCCTGCACGGCGGTGCGATAGAAAAAGTCGATGGCCGTCACT